AGAAGGGCGAACGGCCGAGGCCCAATTGATGCAACTCGGCGCCGCGGGCACAACGCTTATTCAGAGCTTTGAGTCTTGCCGTCTGACGGCCTATTTGGACCAGGGCGGAATACCTACCATCGGCTGGGGACATACGGCAGGGGTGCAAATGGGCGATACCTGCACCCAAGAGCAGGCCGACACGTGGTTTGTGGCTGACACAGGGGCCGCCTGTCGGGTTGTGAACGTCAACGTGGACGTTGCCATTACCCAGGGCCAATTCGATGCACTGGTGAGCTTGTGCTTCGACATAGGGGGCGGCCGGTTCCACGGTTCCACCCTCCTCAGGATACTCAATGCGGGGGATACCGTCGGCGCGGCGGATCAGTTTTTGGTGTGGGATCACGTCAATGGGCAACAAGACCCTGGACTACTCCGCAGGCGTCAGGCAGAGCGCGCCCTGTTCCTGGGCCTCTAATACTCGTCGTCCTCCCCGTCTGAGCCCTCCCGCGAGTCTTCGGGATCGTACTCATACCAATCCGCATCGGGAGCACAAGTGATCGGCTTCATGGCTCAGAGGGTACGCCATGGTGCGGTGCGCCGGGAGCCGACTTTACGGAATAAAGATAGCCCGGCTGACCTCTCCGTGGACAGCGCTGTATGTCATTGAGGTAGCTTGCCTTTTGCTCAACCAGCCGCCACGAGCCGCGTACGCATCGGGCGCCGCAAGAGTGGGATGCTGGATGATTTTGCACCCGCTGCGCTCCTCCTCCTTGACGTGGTGCTTATGGCCTGTGTGGATGTACACGAACGGGCACGTACCCCACTGCTCCCTGAACTGGGCGGAGAACAGTTCCCCGAGACTGGTGAGTTTGGCAAGGTGGCCGTGATAAAACCCAAGTAGCGTTTTGCCATGCTGGTACACCGTGTAAGGATTCGGAGACATATCAACTTTGACGCGCGGGTTTTTCTCGTAGAGAAGCGCGAACATGACGCGGAGCCATACGCTTCCGGCAGGATCATGGTTGCCTTCTTTCATCTGCACGACGACGGTCGCGTGCTTCTTAAGCGCGTGCTCGATCACACGTCGCAGGATGCGTACCGCAACTTCCACCATTTTTTGGTACCGAGAATCGGCGTCCAGAATGTGGTGGTGTGTCGGCGTCATTGGCGCCAAACCGTCGAAGTGCAGGAAGTCACCCAACTGGTTGACGATCCCTACGGCACTATCTGGCGCCGCGTCGATCATCCGGCAGAAGGTTCCGACAAGGCACCGCTCAGCGATCGTCAGATCCCAGTCCGCGCCGGTCTCCTTGTCCCACGCCAACATGCCCACATGGCAGTCGGTGAGAGTGTAAAGCGTTGTAAGGTCCGTCGAGGTAGATCGGGGTACCTTTATAGATGAAATCGGCTTCAAGTCCGCACACAGGGCATCGAATGCCGCTTTTTGCATGCGTTGAAGTTCCTCGGTCTTCGCGTCTGTCTTGACCCATTGGAGTTTCGCCTTGCCGTCTTCGCCGTAAAGAGTGGATGTGCCTTTGAGCTTGTAGCCTTCAGGCGGGGAGGCGTTATCGCCAGAGAGAAGCGCTTGCACCTTCGGCTCGAAGCCTCGAGCAACCGCTTGCGCATAGCGATTGTCAAAGGCCGAATGGCCTAAGCTAATTGCCCTACCCGCGGCCGATTTAGAGCCGTGTGCAGCGACTAGATCGACGGCCTGCTGCAACTGCTCATCAGTCAGTAGTTTGGGCGAGCCGGCTGGGTGGTGTTTAGAACTCATCGCCCAACGGCTTTGACTTTTTCTCAGGCAGTTTCGCGCCTTTGGGCGTCGCGGCGATGAACTCGGCGCCGACCGACTTCGGTATGCCCAACGTGCTCTTGCCTTCTTTCGCGGCGTACATGGCCCGCCGTTGGGATTCTGAAACTACGGACATTTCCATGCTCCCAAGATTTTACACACCATCGGTTGCGATATGCCGAATTGCAAAGCCAGTGCGGCTTGCTTCACGCCTTGGCCGTAAAGCCGGCAAATCTCGTCATTTCGCTCCGAACGATTCACGAGCTGCTTGCTCGTCGGGACGCAGCTCTCTGGCCGGCTGGCCTCGGATGATGCGTTGGGGTTTTTCCGCAACGACCACCCACGGGTACTTAGTGACGAGCTCCGGAGTGGGAATAAGCGCCGGGAATCGGTCATGACAATCCTCGATCAAATAAACACCTCTACAACGCGGCCAAAGTTCCGTGAAGCTAGCCGACTGGTGCGCCGGTTGGTGCGAGCCGTCGTCTATCACTATGTCAAACGTACCAAGGCAGCGGAGGAATGTCACGTTCGTCTGATCACCGATTTGAATTTCTATTCGGGGCTCCTGGAACACGCAATCAGGGTTAATGTCGATTCCGACGATATCGGCACCGGGGCCAAAGTACTTCTTCCAGAGCTGTAGCGAACCACCATGGTCTACGCCGATCTCAAGCACCCGCGGCGACTGCCCGCGGTAGCGGGCAAAGTGGGTGTCGTAGATCGGAAAGTAGTGGCGCCACTTGTCTACCTGACGCCCATCGTGCGTATCAAAGAAATGCTCGTAGCTCACCAGGAGTTACCCAGCCCCGGCGATTGGTTGCCCAAGGGGACGCGAGGCACAGGGCCCTGCGGCACAGGCGCAGCGGCAGGGGGCGCAACTGCGGGCTGCTGTCCGCCCATCGCTGCGGCTTCTTGCGCGTCCAGTACGTGCTGGGGCGCAACCAAGGGTTTAGGCGCCAAGGTGGTGCCTAGATGCTGTAGCAGTGCGACAAGGGCGCTTGCGAACCCCGAATCGGGTTTGGTCGGATCAGCCATTAGAATTCATCTCCCAGTTTCTTGCCAATATCAGGGAACTTACTATGAACCTTAGCCCTAACAGTCGCCTTCTCCGCAGGGGTACCATTGCCCGAAACTCTGGCTAGGGCGTTCCGCGCGTGATTCTTGTCCTCGATAGGGTACCGTCGTCCCGGCAGAGCGAAAGACTGCGCTGGGATCGCTTTCCGCGTTTTGGCTGTTAGTTTTGCCATTGGTCGAGTTTACCCCAGGTGCCAGGCGCAATTCCACTAGCCGGGCGTACCCCGCAATATCGTGCCAGGAATCGGCTATTTTCGGGTCGCCAATCAGAATGCGTGACATCTTGGCGGCAATCATGTCTAGGGCCTCCTTCATGTCCGAATCCAGGTTGTCCCAGCCACCTGCCGTGCGCATGATAGCTTTAAGCGTCTGCGCCATGCCGGCCTGCTTGGCAAACGGCCCATAGCTAGCGTCTCGGCCTTTGATCGTGTCATCGATGCTCATTGTTTCACCCAACGTTTGTGGAGATAGATAGCGAGCAGCGCTCCCAGGCACCCGCCCGAACCGTTAGCGAAGACGACCAGCGGCGTCCAACCGGCATGCGCTATAAAGGCAATTATGAACACGTCCAGTACCGCCATGCAGTAGGAGGTGGGCACGATCCAACCGTAATTAGCGAAGGCCACGTTGCGTTGCTGGAATGCCCGGCATAGGACGTAGAGAAAGCACGATGCGAACATCTGCAAGGCTTGGGTCATTGGCGACGTTTCATCGCTTCAAGCAATTGGTCTTGTACGCTTCGCTTTGATACATGTGCTGCGATCACGTCTTCGTCGATTGTGTCTGATGCGCAGATATCGTAGACCCAAACGGGGCGATCAAATCCGCTTTGCAGTTGTCGCATCGCTCCCACGCGCTCAAGCATTTGCATTCGCTCCCCCAGGTTCCAGTCGTGTCCAAACCGGACGAGGATGTTTGTGACGGATTGCAGCCCATCGATTCCGTGGCCCATTGATTTAGGATGCGCGAGGCCAATCGGCGCATTGCCTGATCGGAAAGCCCGCATTCCGTCATCCATGCTAAGTTCGACAGCTGTCGGAAAAGCACGCTTGATTCTTGCGCAGTCGGATTTAAACGAGTACGCGACAAGAAGCGGAACGCCTCCAGACTCAGCCATAATCGATTCAAGAGCGGCGATTTTCTCGTCATGGACAGCGCTCCAATTGGGGTAGTCAGTATACACCGCACCATTAGCTAACTGTAAACACTTGTTGGTTAGCGCCGCGGCGTTGTAGACTTCGACTTCCGA